GTCCATACGTCTCAAGTCCACATACGGAATGATATTCATACGTGTTTTGCCGAATCGCGGGGGGCGGCATTGCCGGGAGTTGACGCATGGTGTGCCCATCAGGTGAGCATCCCGGTGGGCTGGTGGATAACGCCGGAAGATCGGTTTGTGGTGATGAACGCGATTGACGAATATGGACAGATGGGGTGAGGCGTGAAATCGTGTGACGTTCTCATCTCTAATTTCTCCGGGGGAGACGCATTAGAACTTTGTATCGAAAGCCATATCAAGCGGACGCGGTATCCAAACTATAAAACCGTCGTATTCGATTCAACGGGAGAGGGGAGCCGGGATCGGGTGTATTTGCGGCAGTTGGAATCGGCGGGAAAGATCCGGCTTTTAACGGCCGAGGAGCGGGTAAATCACGGGGGCGCAATCATGGCGCTTCTTAAAAATTGCCACGCTGATTATGCCTGTCTTCTTGATAACGACATGGAGATATTAGGGCCGAATTGGTTGCAAATCTTAACGGGGCTTTTTGATGCTCCGAAAGTTTTAGGCGCTTCTCGTTTTATTTCAGCCCGCGTTCATCGTAAGAATTATCTGGCGCCCGCGTATGACGCCTCCTGCATGATCCTGGACACGGAGAAATACCGAAAATATATCGGCGATATCGTTTGGGATAACGCCGACATTCGGCTGGAAGATTATAAGTATCGTAATATTTACGACAACATTCCAAAGCCGGACCCGTTTTCAGGGTATGTGTATCGTGATACGGAACACGTATTCACGGAAAAGATTCTCTTTGAAAACACGGACGGGCTGATTATGCGAGCGTTGCCGCCGGATTTTGTCGGCAAGGAAATATTTCATTCCGGTGGAATCAGTAGAAACTATTTCCGGCCCGAACATCCCGTTATTGCCGATAGGTTGGCAAAGATACGGAAACGTCTTGAGAAATTGAGGGGGAAAAATTGACACTAGCGATGCTTGACGTTGGCTCGGGCGGGAGTCACCTTCCGGGATATACCAGTGTGGATAAAGACCCGGCGACGCGGCCGGACGTTTGCCATGATATCGAAACGCCTTGGCCGTTCGGGGATAACGCCTTTGGTGAAATCCGGGCGCATCATATCTTGGAGCATATCCATACGGAAAAGAAAACCTTCGTCATGTACGAAGCATGGCGGGTGCTGAAACCGGGCGGGATATTAGATATAGAAGTCCCGCTGTTTCCGTTCGAGCAATCCGTTATGGACCCGACTCATGTTTCTTTTTGGGTAAGAATGTCATTCGTTTACTACGAAGCGGGAAGCCGGTTTAGGGATGCTTTTGCGGCAAGGTCAAGTGAGCCTGTTCCCGCGTTTGCCGTTGTCGAATCGAAGCAAGTTGACTGGAAACTGAATATCACGCTCCGGGCGGTGAAGCCGTGATCTCCATCGTTACCGTCAGTTTCAACTGCCGGGATTGGATTGAACTGCTTGTCAAAAGCGTCCGCAAGTTTACCGCCGTTCCCCATGAATTGCTAGTAGTGGACAACGGCTCGCTAGACGAATCCGGGCTATGGCTTGCCGCGCAACCGGACGTCCGGCTATTCCCGCTGACTCATAACATCGGGCACGGTTCCGGGCTTGATTATGGCATCGCCCGCGCCAAGTATAAATACGCGCTGGTGCTAGACGCCGACGCTCACTTACAGCGCGAAGGATGGGAAGCCGACTTCCTGTCCCTATACGAGTCAAACCCCCAGACGCGGCTTATCGCGGCGGGCGGGGGTTCGCGTGAGATTGACGCAAACAAGCCCATTCATGCCTGCTTTCAGTTTTTCGAGCGTGAGTTTTTCCTTGATAATAAAATGAGTTTCGTTCCGGGTCAATACGACGTCGGGCGAAAGAACTATTACGACGTCATTAATCTAGGTTTCGACGTGGAGCGCATTTTCGCCGGGGCCAAGTATTACCCTGACGCTTACGGCGACGAGTATTATCTAGCGGGCAAGCCGACAATTTACCATATGTGGTACAGCTCAAGAATGAGCCGAATCCCCGACGGCGGGAAGGTCGATAACTACCTGAAAAGCGATTACGAGAAAAACAAGGCTCATATATTTTCTCGGGATTTTGTGAGGGGGATTTTATCTTGAAAGCTACTTGCGTTTTAGTCACGACGTTCCTTCGGGACGATATGCTGTTCCGCTGTGTCGAAAGCATCCGGCAATATTACCCGGCCATTAAAATCTACGTTGGCGACAACGGCCGCCCGTCGGATGAGAAAACGCTATTCCTACAAGAACAGAATTGCGAGCATTTACAGGTGACGTTTGATTGCGGCGTCTCCGGCGTCCGTAACGAGTCAATCGCCCTTATTCCGAAGACATATAAATACATCTTCATCGTCGAAGATGATGTCGTTTTTACCAAGGCGACGGTTTTGTCCCGGCTTCATAAGGTGCTTAAGGCGTCGCCGCGAATCGGTATCGCCGCGCTTATGCTGAAACTTAACGGCAAAGACGAACAGCATTACGAGGGGACGCATTGGATCGAAGGCAATACTAAATACGTCCGCAAGTTGAAAGAGCCGGAATGGTACGACGCCGACGGCGTTAAATATTGCTACTGCGACTTAGCCTTAAACGTCTTCCTCATGCGTCGGGCCGTATGGGACGCGGTGAAGTGGGATGAGCAATTTAAGACGGCGCTTGAACACGCCGACTTTTTTTGTTCGCTTAAATATAAACTCGTTTACGGCAAGGTAGAGGAACGGAAAAAGCCGTGGCGGGTCGCCTACGTTCCGTCCGTTTGCGCTAATCACGCCGTCGGCGAAGAGACGGACGAATACAAAAAATTCCGTCGCCGGACGGTCGGCTTTCAGTTGTTTGCGAAGAAGTGGGGAATCAAGTATTCCGACAGCGAATACAATTCCGGCGTCCTGGACTTGGAAACATACGGCCAGAAGGCGAATGATTTTGACACGCCCAAAGATCGTATTTTAACGGACGTCTGCGAAACCCTGGAAAAGTTGGGCCTTAAATGGTGGCTCAATTCCGGCTCATGCCTGGGCGCGATTCGAGAGAAGGGGTTTATCGCGCATGATACGGATTTAGACTTCGGCATAGCCCCGGATCAAGAGCAACATTGGAATCAGATACAGGCGGCGTTTCTCGAAAAGGGATTCGCCATTTACCGCGCATGGGCGCATAAGGGCATGGCCGCTGAATTAACCTTCAAGCGGGATGATATCAAGGTCGATCTTTTCTTTTATCGCGCCCATCAAGACAAGGTTTGGTACGGAGCCTTCGGGCCGGATGAGTTGGGAAGGTGGGGAAGTTTTATGCAATTCGTCCCCCGCGTTTACCCGGCGCGATTGTATGAGACGCCCCGGACGATTTACCTTCGCGGGCAGCGGTGCTATGTCCCCGAGCCGCCGGAAGATTATCTTGTGTGTCAGTATGGGGAAGATTGGAAAACTCCGAAGAAGGACTGGCAATATTGGACGGATAATAAGGCCATCGACGCGGATTTCCTGAAGACAATTGAAGCCGCGCAAGCGCCCGCGCCCGTACCCGCGAGCATACCCGCGCCCGAGGCGGCAAAGAAACATTCGCGGCCATCCAAAATCGAAGAACCTATCGCAATCGGGATTAAAACCTTCATGCGGGCGTCGCTACTATACCGGACGCTTGCCGCCATCGAAAAGTATTGTCCGCTCCCTTATCGTCTCTATATCGCCGACGATGGCCCGATTAACGACGAAAAGCGTTGGCGGTATCAGCGGTTGAAAAACGCCGGGCATGTTGTTTTAGAATTGCCGTTTAACTCCGGCATCAGCGTCGGCCGTAATGCTATTGTTAACGCCGCCTCGGAATCGCGGGTACTGATTCAGGACGATGACATATCGTTTGCGGACACCGCGTGTCTGCCGAACATGCTGGCCGTATTAAGCGCGGCTCCGGCCGTTGGGGTTGTCGCCGCGCTGATAAAGGGCGAGGACGGCGAATACTTTGCCAGTGAGAATTACGCCAAGGGGTTGCGACTAGAGTTGGGCCCTCCGCTCTTGCGCCGGACCCCGATGCCGCGTCACGTGGAGCGCGTCGGCGACGATGGCCCGCTTTTCATTTTGGCCGATCAGGTTCCTAATTTTTTCATCGCCCGAAAAGAAACCCTGGAGGCGGTCAAATGGGATAACGAAATCCGCATTGAGCATGAACACGTAGATTGGTTTTTAGAGTTACAGAAAAGCCCGTGGAAAGCGGCGGTGTGCGTTGACGCCCATGCGACACATTTCCGCGAAGTTGCGGAGCGGGATTACTTTACGTTCCGACAACGGGGTGTTGCAAGCCCGGCTCACCTATACGGCAAATGGGGAATCTCGAAGATCATCAGTCAATTAGGATAAACAGTAATGTCAGAAATAACCCGTCAGGTTGGAATCGCCGCCGTGCTGTCAGCGGTCATCTCCCGGCTCAAAACGGACGCCCTCACTATCGCTTACGCGGCGAAAATATTTAACAACGTTCCCACCGGAACCGCCATGCCGTATATCCGCGTTGGCGAATTTCTAGACCGGCCATCGGCGATGTTTAGCTCCCGCGATTTCGCGCCGGAGGACGTCGCGTTTCATGTTCACGTTTGGGACGCCTCCCTTGGAGATACGGCGGCGGCCAACATCATGTCGCTTGTCTGCAAGGCCATAACCGGAACTCGTTTTTCCATCACGGGATACGCAACGCTGTACAACGCTGTTCTCGAATATTCTGACGTTACCGTTGACGATAGCGTTCCGACGGCGATATGCAGACACGGCGTATTGAGATTCATTCTCCGCGTTTGCCCGTCCTAATCTCACTGCTTTAATCCGTTCACATGGGCCGCCATCGGCGGTTCCATAAACCAAAAAACTTATAGGAGTATCTATAAATGTCTAGCTCTGCTGTTGAAGGGCGTGCTTGCACGCTGACTCTTGAGGGTGACGCTCTGGCCGAGAGCAGGGATTTTTCGCTCTCGCTAACACAGGCCGACTACGATAAAACCAGCCGCGACTCTAACCGCGTTGGCGAATATGGCGCGGCCCGGCGGGATTGGTCCGTTAAGGGCGCGGGTCTCTACGTCGCCTCGGACGTCGCCAAGAAGTGCCTTGTCAATCATTTTAGCGCCGGTTCTCCGGCCGCGATCACCGTCCTTATCACAATCGGTTCGCAGACCTTTACCGGTGAAGCCCTCGTTTCGGACCTTTCCATCGACCTTCCCTATGAGGACGCCGTTGGCTGGTCCTTCTCGCTGAAAGGCACCGGGGCGCTGACGATTTCCGCCTCCTAAGCGGAAGCGGATTACCACAAACATCTTTGAACTTGGCGGCGGGGGCGGGGACAACCTCGCCCCCGCCGTTACCATATCTCTAATTTAAGAGGAGAAATTACTCTATGCCTAACGTTCCCATCCCTATCGAACTCGATAGGACGCGTCACCTGTTTTTCGATTTCAATGCGCTGGTCGTCATCGGGGAGAATATCGACACCCCGATTCAGGAACTTCTGTCCAATGTTGGCAGGGGGTTTGACCTGAAAACCTTGCGCGCCATTTTACTTGGCGGACTCTACCACGAGGACGAATCCCTGACGGTCAAGAAAGTTGGAAAACTGCTTGACCCGCTGTTAAAGAAGCCGGGCGAATTGGTGAAGATTGGACCCTTGCTCCGCCAAGCATTGACGGCGGCCTTTACCGATGAAACCGGAGAAGCCGAAAAAAAAGAAACGGGGCAGGTTCCGACGGCAATGATCCCGAAAAGCCGTGGACGTGGGAAGGCTTCCTAACAAGTTATTTCCGGCTTGCCGTTGGTGAGCTTGGAATCCTGCCCCGCGATTTTTGGCGGATGCAACCGTCGGAAGTCAATCTCCGGGCGTTCCATTTTTACAAACAGAAAGAGGAGGCGGAGAAGTCTGCATGGCGGAGGGACGCCCATTTTACCGCGCAAATAATGAACGCTTCCGGGAATATGAAACGGAAGGTCAAGGGGTCGGATTTATTCCGGTTCAACGAAAGCGGGAAGGCGGCGGCGAAAAAGGGGGGCGCGACCGTGACGGGTGAAGATCGGCGACGGCAAGCCCTGGAATCATTTCGATATGCGAAGTCAAAATTCTGGGGGCTGATTAGTGACAAGTCATTAGCGGACCTTGAGTCCTCCATTACCTAACCGGCGAAAGGGAAAACCATAATGTCAGGCGAACTTGGAAAAGTTGTCGTTGTTGTCGGGGGGGACACCGGGGGTCTAGACAAGGCGATTGAGGAAATAAAGAAGGCGCTTGGCGAAACAGAAAAGGCGACGGGGAAATTCTCGGATGGGTTTTCCGGCATGTGGAAACAGATGGCGCTCGGTCAGGTTGCGGCCGACGCGCTCCGTAAAGGAGTTAGCCTTTTAACCGGCGTTGTCAAAGATAGTTTTAAGGGCGCTCTAGAAGCGGAGCAATCTGAAAACCGCCTAAAAATCGCGCTCGATTCCACCGGACGCTCAACGAAGGCCATGTTGCCGGGCCTCATCGCATATTCAAAGCAATTAATGGCGCAGACCACCTTTACCGATGAGGCGGCGCAAGAGGCTATGACCCTGCTGTCGCAATTAACGAAGTTGGATACCAACGGAATCAAGGCCGCAACGCGGGGCGCTATGGGACTGGCGACGGTCATGAGAACGGATTTAAACTCTGCCACCCTACTCGTTTCCAAGGCAATGGAAGGGAATACGACTGTCCTCAAGCGGGCCGGGATTGAGATTGACAAGAACCTCAAGGGGGCTGATCTTCAGGCGGAGATTTTAAAGAAGCTGAACGTTCTGTATCAGCAATCGACCGGAGAAACGCAGACCTTCGGCGGCCAGATGAAGCAACTAGGCAACATGGTCGATGAGGTCAAGGAATCCTTCGGCGGAGCGCTGGTAAACAATGAGACGTTTAAAAAATTAATGGTCGATATCAAGGATAAGATTATCGACTTGATCGAGTCTGGAAAGATTGCGGAATGGGCGGACGCTGCGGCTAAGGCCATCAAGGGCGTGGCGAGTGTAGCCGAAACCCTGTTAGGGTGGATTGATAAAATAGTAAACGAGAAGAATTCCATCCCCATCGGGAAACAGGCCAGGGAATCCCAAAAGTTTGTCAATGATTTATGTGATTCCCTGAAGGTTATCAAACCGAATTATCACGATCTGTTAATTGAGGTTCTCAATAGTGATGAACCCTGGGCTAATATTGCCAAGCGTTATCGTGATGCGGACAAGGCGCTGCTGGATAATAAGGACACTATCGCGGGGTGGGTTGACAAGGCCGCGAAATTCCTTGGTTTAGCCCAGGAACTCCCCGGCCCGATTAACGAAACAGGCAATGCGGCCGGGGGCGCGGCGGAGAAACTTAAGTCCCTAAAAGACGAACTCGGGCTGACGTTCAAGTCGGATATCGCGGCGCGGATCAAGCAAATTGAAAAGGCGCTAAGTGATTATAAAAAGCAACTCTCGCCGGAGTCGGAAAAGAAGTTGCGCGAAGAGTTGGCGACGCTGAAAGCGCAATTAACGACTGTCGGAACGACCGTTCAAAACGACGTTAATCCGCCTCTCTCTGACCTTGAAAAACAGATGTTCGCGCTGGTGCAACCGACAGACGATTACGACGCCACATTAAAGAACGTCAACGATACTCTTGACATTATCGCCGCTAATGCTGCGAAGGCGGCGGAGCCGCACATAAAGGCAACCGCAGAAATCGGCAACGCATGGGCGGAAGTCTGTCTGCAATTAGCGAAAGATATCTCTGGGGCGTTCGCCGGGATGATATCGGGTACAACGTCGTTTGCCGATGGGATGAAAAGTATTTTCAGCGGCCTCGCGGCGTCGGTCGGTCAGGCAATCGGAACAACGGTGTCGGCCGCCCTGACATCTCTCGGCGCAATGGCCGGGCCAGTCGGTTCTTTAGTCGGCGGGGTTATCGGCGGCGTCCTGTCTGTTTTCGGAACGCTCTTTGAATCGTCCGAGACGTATGCAGAACAGGCACAAAAGGCATTCGCGGACGCCATTAACGGTATTGTCAATTCCCTTAACTATCTTGGTGAGGTTTCCGGTAGCACGGCGGAAATGCTCCAGAGTACTGCTACCGAATTTATGAATCAGTGGGGCGTACTGGCCGATAGCATGGGCGGCCAAGGGATGGCCGATGCTCTAGCCCTCAGCCTGCACCTTAACGATGTCATGCGGGATACGGGCGTCAACGTTTACAATCTTGCTAACTATTGGACGCTGGCCAATACGGCGCTCGGCCAATACAGCATGAGGCTTCTCACGGCGGAGCAGGCGTCCGGCGTTTTGGATGACGCCTTTTCTTCCCTCCGTCAAGCCGTTGAAGACATGGGGCAATCTGGTTCGGCGGCCATGCGGGACTTCATTCTCTCGGCCCGTGAAGCCGGACTTGAAATCGGTTCCGTCACGTCCTACATCAACGACCAATTGGGCCTGACCCCAAAAGCGGCCATGAGTGCGGCGCAGGGGCTTGCCGCGATGGCTTCGGGCGTAGCACCGGGGCTTGCCGATCTTGTCGAAAAGCAGAAAGAGCTTAAAGAACAGCTCGCGCAAACGGAAGTCGGAAGCGATGAATGGGTAACGCTCACGAATGCCATCGCCGCGAACCAAGCGCAGATTGATGCGTGGGCGGCCTCGTCGGGCGATGATTTAAGCCGTATTGCCGGGCTGACGTTGACGACATTCAACGCTATGATTGCCAACGGGGCGTCGGCGGCCGATGCCATGAACAGTATCGGGCCGACGCTCGATATCCTAGCGGAAAAATATGCGGACCTTGGTATTGAGGCTCCGGCTTCGATTGCCCAGCTTCTGAAAATTCGCGGCGTCCAAGAAGCCCACGAGGAGTTGTTTAGTGCCATTGATGGCAACA